CGTGGGAGAACTGATACCAATTGCGACCCTTAATAATAATGGTCTGTGGGATAAAAAAATGACCCCTCGTTTAGTTAATTATAAAAGTAGGTTCATGGTTGTGAAGAATGTTTGTGTAGTCAACTTATTGGTGTCAACCCGGCACGCCTACGCTACAGATAATATATTAGCTGTTGTACAGGTTATATATGGTATGGCAGATGATATTTTCTCTGTTCGTTACCACTACTTACTTCCTAAAAAACATGAAGCTGTTTTCATTAATTTAAAATATAAAAAAACAGAAGATAAATATCTGAATTTATATATTGACAGTAATGACCCGGTGATTTCAATACTATCGGTTTCAGACATCTCATGTGTTGAGCTTTTGGATGAACCTATTTCCGAATTTCCACAGGATGCAATAGATGCCGTTGAAGTATGATTTGCTTGTTTTGGTCGGGAACTGTACTTCCCGGCCAAAAACATCTGTTTGTTCCTTTATTGGGTTTGTTAAGAAACAACCAAATCTTTTAATGCTGAAATATCGAGCGTGTCGAGTGCTATGATGTCGGTATTTTCATTTTCAAGACAACAGTGTTGCTTGAATAGTCTGTATCCGCCCATCTTTCCGCCTTCTGCTTCCACCAGATAAATGTGAATAGACTTATCCGGTTTCTGTTCCCATTTAAGTTGGAGTTTTTTAGAGAGATTCCCATACAAAGACTTGGCTATACATCGTCCTTTACTGTTCGATTCGTTTGAGCCATGAATAATTAAAACGGCATCTCCATCAGCGATTCCCGTCCCGGAAATCATTAATAAGAACATAAAAGTGTTCCAATCAGCAGGTAAAGAATGATGCAATTCTATATAGGTTTTGCTACGGATATAGAGCGTAGAAGGTGCTGTCTGTTTGCTGAGTAAACCCTTTTGGGTAGCATTCGCAATCGGTATCAGTTCTCCCACATCGGTTTGCAGCTTCTCGTCCAAAAAAGTACATTTGGCTTAAAAATGGATAAAATAAAATACCGCTTAGTGTATAATCGAAAGAAGCAGCTAAACAAACAGGGAACGGCCCTTGTGCAAGTAGAAGCCTTGCTCAATCAAAGGAAAGTTTATTTCCGTACAAATTTGTATCTCAAGCCGGAACATTGGAACAGTCGCAATGCCCAGGTTGATAATCACCCACAGGCTCATGACCTCAATTCGATGCTATTCGAGTTTATTTTACACTTGCAAGCCATTGAGCTATCCCTATGGAAGCGCGGCATTCCGGTTACCTTGCCATTGCTGAAGGATGCTATCAGAAAAGACAAGCCGGTCAATGTCACTTTCCCCGTATTTGCCAGAATCTATGTGCAGGAATCCGACCGTAAAAGAAGTACCAAAGAGAACCTGATGACAACGGTGACCGTACTTCAGGAGTTCCGTCCCGGATTAGATTTCAAAGACATTACTTATACCTTTCTAAAGGAGTTTGAAGTGCATTTGAAAGAGAAGGGAAATAGCGTCAATACGATAGCCAAGCATCTCCGGCAGTTACGTACATTAGTGAATGAAGCCATTAATCAGGGGTATATCCCTTCCGATGCCTACCCTTTCCGGAAGTACAAGATAAAGCAAGAGCAAGGGCGAAAAGAGTTCCTGACACCGGATGAACTGCGGAAGCTGGAGAACTTGCAGGTCTCCGACAAAAGGCTTCGGCACGTATTGGATGCTTTCTTGTTCTGCTGCTATACCGGACTGCGCTTCTCAGACTTTTGCCAGCTATCTCCGGCCAACTTCATCAAGGTAAACGGTAAGCGTTGGTTACACTTCACATCCATTAAAACAGGAGTAGAACTTCGGCTTCCGCTACATCTCCTTTTTGAAGGTAAAGCACTTGTCATATTAGACCGGTATAATATATCGGATTTTGCCAATTTAGGCAGCAATTCCGAGGTAAACAAATGCCTTACTCAAATAGCCGAATTGGTACGAATCAAGAAGCATGTTACCTATCATACGGCCCGTCATACTTGTGCGACCCTGCTTGTTCACCATGGCGTTCCGATTACCACCGTCCAGAAGCTGCTCGGTCATACTTCGGTCAGAACTACGGAGGTGTATTCAGAGGTTCTTTCTAATACAATAATACGTGATTTGAAGGCTGTAAAAAGGAAGAAAAAAACACCTGATTTTAGACGCCCGGTAGAATGTGGGTAGATTTTATAGGTTCTACTGATATTCTACTGCCATAGTTTGGCAGCCCTTTCCTGGTAAGATATTCCCTACTCATAAATTTCTTGTTTACTTTCGCTGAAAAGTGATTGTAAATGAGTATATTTGTCATGTTTTATTGGTTAACGCCCATGAACGTGTCTTTAACAGGATGCGTTCGTGGGCGTTTTTTGTTTAATTAAAAAAGTTCGTAGATGAAAAAGAAACTGATTGTTTTGGCTGTTGTGGTGGCCGTGATTGTAGGTCTGCTGGCTTATTACCAGTATGTACCGTTTTGGGCAAGCATTGTGAGTACCGGTGCGTTTATTGCCGGCATTCTTCTCGGTTGGAATGCCAAGGGGTGGAGTGATAAACATGTAACGGGGATGAAGGTATGATGGAGGAACTGAATGAACTGTTCAACATCACCGGCAGGATAGTTAATACTATCCTGCTTCCTCTTTTCGGTGTGTTCATGTTCTATGATTCAAAGAAGCGCAAGGCGGCTGCGGAAGCGAGAAAGGCGGAAGCTGACAATATCACCTTGTATGCTGCTGAATGGAAGGAACTGTACGAGAAAAAGGAACACAGGGTAGTGGAACTTGATTCCAAGATAGACCAGCTTTATGCCGAGAAGAATGAAGACCGCCAGCGTATCCGCGAGTTGATTGAAAAGAACACTACACTGGAGATAGAGAAGATAAAGCTGGAAGCAAAGCGGTGCGATGTCCGGGGATGTAGCGGGCGGAAGCCACCGAGCGATTATTAATTCACGGGAAGGAAGGTGTTTCGCAACAGCTCCCTTCCCTTTTTAGCATAAACTTAAAGTTTAAACAAAGGCTTCTGCAAATGTAGTGTATGTTTATATTAAATCAAATGATGTATGAAGTATTTTACGATAAAAGAACTTTGCCGTTCGACAACTGCCGACCGCAAAGGAATTGACAACAGATGTGGCAGTGATATAGAAGCCAATCTGACTGCATTGGTAGATAACGTTCTTGACCCGCTACGCGAATGGTATGGCAAACCTATCGTTGTGAATAGCGGTTACCGTTGTCCGGCATTGAATAAAGCGGTGGGCGGTGCGACAACCAGCCAACACATGAGCGGACAGGCGGCGGACATTGATACCGGAGACAGGCAACAGAATAAGCTACTGTTCGAACATATCCGCAAGAACCTTCCTTTCGACCAGTTAATTGATGAGAGTAATTTCGCCTGGGTGCATGTGAGCTACCGGGCGGACGGTAGAAACCGGAATCAGGTACTGAAGCTATGAAAAAACTACCCTGGCTATTAGTTGTATTGCTGGCAATCGCTTGTATAGTGGCTTGGTTCCGTCCGCACGAGCCTTTGCCGGCAGAAATCCGTACCGAGACGAAGATACAGACGGTTGTCGAGCTTGATACGGTTCTTATCTCCGCACCGATAGCAGTGTTTTGGCAGATATTGCCGAATGACACAGTACGTATAGGCGATACCCTGCTTCACCGCAAACAGGTTGTGTATGAAGATAGTCTGTATCGTGCGGTGGTGAGCGGATATGTAGACCCGCGGCTGGATAGTATGACTGTGTATCCGAGGACGGTTTATCAGACGGTAACGAATGATGTCTATCATCCGGTACCCATTAAGTCGAAGAAGAAACGTTGGGGATTAGGGTTGCAGGTTGGGTATGGTTATCCAAATGGATGGTATGTAGGTGTTGGGATAGGTTATAATCTATTTGTATGGTAAGAAAGAAATTAACGATGTAGAAGTCGGCTTGTCGCTGGCGCTCTTTCGGGGCTTAGAGTGGAAAGAAAGCCCCCAACGTTCAAATAATTATTGCCACATAAAAATTTGAAAAAGCATAAGACAATGCACGTTGGAGGCTTTAATATCTTCAACGTGCATTGTCTTATGCTTTATTCATTTAATCTCATGTTCCCAGTAGTGAAGAAGTTCCTATGCGAACATTGCAGGAAAAAATTACTGGAATGATAGTACCAATCCTTTCCAATTTGGAAAATACTGGAAAGGATTATATAAATCGTTCTTTGACTTGTTGGAACACCGTTTTGAAAAGACATTTTATGTGAGCAGTGTTAATACATATGTATTGGTTTTGCTATATCAAATACTTTGCTTATATTTGTGGCGTAAAAAGTGCCGGTATGTACAAGCTGCATCACCTTGCACTATAATAAGGAACTTATAGGGATGCCCAAATTGCGGTGTCCCTTTTTTATTAAAGCATAATAAATGAAAACTGCGACATCAATAGAAGAACAGATACAATTGCTCGAAGAACGGGGAATGATTTTTAACGATAAAGAAAAAGCCAAAGAAATTCTGCTTGATATTGGATATTATCGATTGGGATTTTATTGGTTCCCTTACGAACAAAGTTATCCCTCAAAGAACAATCGAACTCACCAATTTAAAGAGAACACCTTATTTGATGACGTAGTGACACTTTACTATTTCGACCATGATTTAAGGTGTATCATTACTCCTTATTTGTATAGAATTGAAGTAAGTTTCCGCACATTTCTTACATATACAGTTTCCAATCGCTATAAAAACAATGCGACTTGGTTTGCTGACCCTCGAATTGTGAATATGGACTTTATAGATTATTTGCCGAATTGTTATAAAACGATACGAAAAAATGAGGCTATAAAGCATCATCATGGGAAATATATCAATGACATATACGCGCCGGCATGGAAGACATTAGAGTATATGACATTTGGAGATATTCTTTATTTATATTCCAGCCTAAAAGACGCGAAACTGAAAGAAGAAATTGCGGCACATTATAATATAAGAAACGTGGATATTTTTGATAACTATATGAGCACGCTTCGAGTTATACGTAATTTATGTGCTCATGGGCATAATATTTACGATTTAAAATTACAGAAACGTATTCGTAAAGGTCCGATATCGGATTTACAAGGTGACAGGTTTCACAATATGGCTGGCGGGTTATTGGTTTTAAGGTATATTCTAAATTCCATATCAACCAATCGGGTGCAGGATTTGAATTATAAACTTAAGCTATTGACTTCCCAGCCTCAGATAAAAAAGATAGAAAATATAATTAAAGGTTTGATTACATTCATCCAGTCAGTATAATATTGGTTTTCAAGGCGGTAATTCCAACATGGTTTCACCGCCTTTTTTTGTATTCAGTCGTTTTTTATGTAGGTGCTGGGGTGAGCTATGATTTGTGGCAATGGTAATTTTAGCAATATCATAGAGGTAAACTTATTGGATTAAGCAACAATAATTCATCAAAATCCCACAAAATACACATTCTTATAAAAATTATATATAGAAAATACACATTTACGAGAAAATTATATATATATTTGCATCGAAAAACATTTCATATATTATATAATTCGTAATCATTGATGGTATGGAAGATATTTTGGTAAATAGTATATTAATGACTAAGAGGAGAAGGATTCCAAACTCAGATGCATGTAAATCTGATTTAAAAGAAGAATTATGTACTTTGTTTAAAGTATATAAGGAAGCTTGTTCTTTATATGAAAAAGAAATAGTAGAAACACCTCCCGATGCAAGATTGAGAGGTTTTGAAGCAAGGCTGATGAATATAAAATTGGTACAATGTGTACAAAAATATTTTCCATTCAATTGGAAGATAGGAAAACACGGGCGTTTTATGTTACGTATCAATGGTTATATTATTTTATTTAAAAAACTGAATCGAAAGAATATGCCAATGCATATTGATTCAAAAGTATATCAAGCTATAGAAAATCAAATGCAAGGTACCTTGTTTGCAAGAAACGATGACTTTATAGAACCAATTTTATTTTTTGGCTACCAAAAAGATAAATTCGGAGAACTTCAAAGTCCTAAACTTGTTTATATTGATGAGTTTAAATTTAAGTGGGAAATTACATCTGCTGACATAGCAGTTAGGCAGCAGGTTGAAAATTCTGATACATTTACTATGCCTAACAATAATTCGATGAGTATAAAACAAAATGCATTGGATAGAAGGGCTATTAATGAATAAATTTAATAATAATCCTATAATATGAATGTAAATTATAAACAGTTGATTTTTGCACGAGAATATAGAAAATTATCTCAAACTGAACTTGCAGCTCATATACCAGGATTGTCGCAGCCCAATTTATCTAAGTTTGAGAAAGGTCTAGGTATACTCTCTGATGAGGTGCTAAATAGAATTATTAAGTTTCTGAATTTTCCGGAAAGCTTCTTTGAAATTCAAATTTCAAATAATGTAGAAAATGCTCATTATAGGCGAAAAGCGAGTGTTACAAAAACACAAAAGTCTGCAATAGAGTATTCAAATAAGTTGATAGGATATATTATAGATGAGATGTCTGCATCTTTAGATTATCCCAGGATGACTATTAAATTTGTAAATGTTGATGATGGCTACTCTCCAGAAAAAATAGCTTGGTTTTTACGCCGTTTTTTAGGAATACAAGAAGGCGATCCTGTACGTGATATTGTAACATTATTAGAAAAAAATGGTATTTTTGTTGTAGAGATAGATGAAGATGTAGATGTTTTTGATGGTGTTTCATTTTTAACAGATAATGGTTATCCTGTCATTGTTGTAAATAAGAATTTTAGCAATGATCATAAAAGGCGTACTATTGCACATGAATTGGGGCATATTATCATGCATTTATCTAAGGATTTTATTTTTGCGGATGATCGAAACAAAGAAAAAGAAGCTGATAGATTTGCTAATGAATTTTTAATGCCTGAATGTGCTATTATCAATTCTTTGCGTTATTTAAAACTTTCTTCATTAGTTGAGTTGAAACGTTATTGGCTGGTATCTATGGCATCCATTGTCCGTAGAGCCTATGATTTGAAGTGCATTGATAAAGATAAATATACTTATTTCAATCGAGAATTAGGGAGAAAAGGCTATAAAAAAAATGAGCCTATAGATGTCTATATTGATCATCCTAGTCTTTTTATAACTGCATATAGGATGCATTGTAATGAATTAGAATATTCTAATGAAGAACTTGCAAATGCTTTTCATTTGCCTCAAGATGTTATTGAGCGTTTTTGTGTTCCTGCTAAAAAATATAGTTTGCGGATTTTTTAACTTGAGTGAATCCGAGCATATCTACGATACATCTTTGTATGTTCGGGCGAACATTAACGACATCAAGCAGCATTATCCGGATGCGTTTTATAATCCGGCTATCATCCGGCTTTACCGGTTGAAGGAATTTGTAGAAGGGATGGCTGAATAGTCGTCCCTTTTCACTATATTTTGCTATCTTTGCCCACATGACTTACAACGAGGCTTTATCATATTTGGAACGCATTAAGGATACCGCCATTGGTGCACCCGTGAAAGGGCGTTTCATAGAATCATTATTCATCGGCCCTACCGATTGGGAACAAATGACAGACTTTATGAATCTTCGTATTCAGAAAGGAGAGGAAACGGCTTTGATTGAGTTTGATAGTGCCGGCAAGAGTCTTTCTGTATATGGGGTGTCGGTCAATAATGAATTTGACGTGCCGCGTTGGGATATGACTATTATGGATAATTGGGAGCTGATGATAGGTAATTGATATGAAAAATCCCCGTAGCGGCTCAACTACGGGGATGGTGTCAAATAACAGAGTATCAATATGAGATACTAAGTGAGCCTATTTTTTTAGAAATGTCCTGTAGGGCATCGTTAAATGTCTGTAATTCTTCTTGTGTGAAGCGTGCCGGTTTTCCGTTTACCAGATTACCATTTAATCTCTGATACAGCCATGACCTACTTTTATTAAAGTATTTCTTCGCAAGATAGCTTAGAGAGACTATTTCGGCCACTTCTTGCAGCTGTAGTTTGATTGCGCTCTCTTCTATAACATCCAGTTTCTTATCAATGTTCTGTAAGCGCTCTGATACAAAGTTGGCAATAGCTTTCTTATCTTCTTCCGAAGTGTACTTGGCTGCTATTTCTGTCATTCTGGTATAGAACTCTGGAGAGTCTGTACCAAGTAGTGGCTTTAATGCCAGTAATTCATCTTTCAGTGCCATATATTTATTTTTAGTGCCCTCTCCGGAGAGAGGGGCTTTGTTTTACTTCTTTTTTTCTAACTCTTTTAAGATTTTGTCGATTGTCAGTAACCGGTCTAACCTTTTGTCAATCTCTTTTTCTTGGTTTGTTCCGGTAACTTCGGCGATAAACCTTAGTTGATCTAGTTCTTTTTTGAGAAATGCTCTTTGTATAAGCAAATCCTTTTTAATTTGTTCGTTACTCATGTTGATTACTTTTGTTATTTGACATTACAAAGATAATAACCTTTTGGTTATTGTACAACTATTGCATGAATTATTTTCGCTATCTCGTATATTTTTTCCATATTTGCAGTGCGTTACATGTTTTGATTTACATCGGGCAATAGTCCGACCGTTGAGCTACTGGTGATTGATTTTGCCAGTAGCTTATTCATATACGGTTCCGACCCCCGTGAGATAGCTTAATGGCATCCTGTGTCCGATGTAAATGGATATGTAACGCAACGGGAAAGCGGAACCGTTCTTTTTTCCGCTCCTTAATCCGTTGCATTATGGGTAAATCTCAATTATCCTCTCCAAAGCTTACAAAGGCTTTCATTGGCTACGGTCATTATCAGCTAACAGTCACGTATCCCGATTGCGTGAAAACCGCCATAACGGGAAATATGGAGTTAATAGACCGTTTGAACTCTGATGTAGAAAAGGAGAGGGAAGAAGTCACTGCCGAAGCAATAGCTTTTGTCCAGGAACAATCACTTTAAGTTGTCGAAGATTTTCCTCATTGCATCATCAGCGTGTTTTCGCATCACTCGAAAATAGTTGAATATAGGGCGGTTCGTTTTCATTGATTGGCCGATACAATATTCAAGAATTTCTAAGGATATACCTAATTCGAATCCATGCTGAACGAATGATTTACGTGCAGAATAATAAACCACATGCTTTCTTATCCCTGCTATTTTGGCGAGTTCTTCCATTTTACGGGATACAACAGAATAACATTGCCCGAATGTTTTATACTTACCAAAAACAAGTTTACCATTCTTCTGCATATATTTGTTTATGATTTCCCTTGCTTCCGGCTGGACGGAGAATGCGGTTTTACTTTCACCACTTTTTTTGTTCTTTGTTTTTCGCCGGTAATATTCTATCCATTCTTTTCGGAAATCAATATCAAGCATATCTACAAGATTGATACCACCCAAGTAATAGCTTAACATGAAAATATCACGTACTACTCCGATATTGTATTTAGGAATTTCCATATCTCGAATCGCCTTTATTTCATCAATGCTAAGGTCTAATTCGCGGATATTGGCTGATGGCATTCTGCAGAACTCAAACGGATCTACTTCGTATCTGACCATATTATGTTTCTTGGCATAGTTGATAATTACTTTGAGTAATGTAAGGTAGATTTTAATGGTAGTAGGAGAGAGCCGTTTGTCTTCAAGGTCCATTTCAAAATGCTTGATGTTTCGAGGCGTAATCATTGAAAGTAGCAAATCACCTTGTGACTTGATGAATGATTGGCATGCCAAACGATACAACTTTTCAGATTTGTTTCTTTTCTCCTCTGCGAGTTCTGACAGATAAGATGTCATTGCAGAGGAAAACTTGGCATTGGTGTAGTCTTTCTTTTTTATGATGATTTCTCGGAGCTCGGAACATGAATATACATCCACATCATATATGTTGTCAATAACATTCTGATAATGGTTAAGTAGATTCCGAAGTTTCATGTTCATTGAAGCGGCTTCCGGATGATTGATAACTTGCCCCTCTTTGAATTGTGATAGGGTGTCAATAATACAGTTTGTTGGAATATATCTGGTATTGGAATTATGGGCCAGTGATATTCTTACTTTGTGCTTTCCGTTGATAAGCACTTTTGCAGGTACGATACAAAGTTTAAGCGTTGCCATATTTTTGTTTAATAAAGTTGCGACAATTTGTTAGTAATAAAATCGGTGTCCGACAATCGTCCGACAATCAAATTTTGCAACCTGCTGCGAAATATTGAAAATGCGCTTTTTCCGTAACTGCTTGATATACCTAAAATAAAAGCACTTCCAACGTTCGCTTACGGAGGAAGTGCTTTACACAAAAACTAAACTAGACTTAACTAAACTATTCTATTGGGGGAGTTTCACAACTCCTATCTGTTCGCGGCAAAGGTAAAAAAACATCTTTTAATATGCAATAGGATATTATTAGAAATAGCCCGATTTCAATAAAATATAAACCTATAAGGGTATTTTTAACTCCTTTTATTAAGAAAATCTTGGAATATTTGTTTATAAACGCGAGTTCGAGATAATATTCTAAAAAGTAAAGAGCAGAAAAACATCCAACCTACAAAGGGTGGCCATAAAATGGTCACCTGTCAAAATTATGTAAG